TCCAAAACCTAAAACTTGATAACCAAAGCTTCTTGTTTTGGGTTTTGTGATTCTTTTCTTTTTATTTTTTCCAGTTCCTGAATCAATAACTTCTATTTTGTATTCTTTCACTTATTCCTCCTATTATGCGTCGTTAGCAGCATCAGTAGTGAAGAATAATTTAACACCTAATAGTTTAGCATCGGCAGTTAATGAATCTTCCGATACGTCTCTTGTTATTTGGAAATAAACTTCCTCATCCGTACTAGGAGATCCCGCTATTGTAACTGCTCCACTTTCTGCTGTAACGTCTAAATCGTTTGCTGTACCACTGTGTGCTTTTGCTGTTGGTGCAACCGCTGTTCCAAAAGCAACGTTAATAGTGTCATTATCTGCGCAAGAAACGCCAGCTAATGCCCAAGATACAGTTCCTGTGTTTGTTGAATCTGCTGTAAAATATGCTTGAAAAGTTATTGTGCCTTCGTTCCATGATTTAGGAAAAGCAACAGCAAACTGTGCATTTTCATCTGAGTCTTTATCAAAATCTAAAGTTTTAATTTCAGGACCATTTGACAATTCTACTTGTGCTATTCCTGCACAACCGTTTGTAGTGTTTGGATACATAGCAACTGCCGGCACCCAAATAGTTTCTTTGCCTGCAACTTTTACTGCTGTACCACCCGCTTGAACAACACCATTTCCATTTGGTGCTATATTAATGTTTCCATCTGCACCATCTGTAATTGTAATTGTACCTGAATTAGTTCCTGAGTTTGTATCTAATACTAAATCATAAGCACCACTTGTGGTAAGTGTTGCTGATGCTGCACCAGATCCAATAACAGTTTCTCCTGATCCTTTTGGCTTGATAGCTATATCAATGTTTGAATCATCACCTGTTGCAGATAATGTTGGATCGTTTCCTGTAGCAGCATTTGCTATTGTAAATTCATTAACTGCTGAACTAGTGGCTGTAAGTAGGGCTAATTGATTTCCATTAGTATCTAAAATTGAAGTTCCAATTTTAGGTGAAGTTAAAGTTTTATTTGTTAAAGTCTGTGTTCCAGTAAGTGTTACATCTCCATCACCAAAAGCTAAAGTAATAATATCAGGATTAGTTCCATCATTAGCTGATGCAAATATTAATTGATCACCTTTATCTGTTGAAGTAAATGTAAATGAATCTCCAGATCCAGATACATATTTAAACTGTACTGTGTACGCACCTGATGTTGAATTTCTTAAAAAATAAAAAGTTTGAACGTCTAGAGGTATGGTTACAATTTGATTTCCTGTAATTGTACCTGTGAACTCAATCATTCTGTGTGCAAGAACTGCACCAGTTGATCCATCAGAAACTGAAAGAGCTGTAGTTTGTGCACCACCAGCAATTGATTGCTGAGTAAATCCACCTGAAATTTGTTCTAAAAGTTGTAAATTTGTATTAGTTTTCGTACCCCATGTTCCGGCGTTTTCACCAGTTGCTTGAAGTTCGACTCCTAGTCCCGTGTATGTTGATGCCATTTTTTATCTCCTATGCAGCGTCACTATAACTTGTATTTGATCCAGTTGCAACATCAGAATAGCTTGAATTTGATCCTGTGTCAACTGATTGATATGCTTGAATTCCAAAGCCTGTAGCCGTTCCAAAAGCAGCTACAGAAGATGTTATTTCTTGGCCTGTTAATCCTACTGTATTATCTGATAATGTTATTGAACCAACAGAAAATGTAGCTGAAACACCTGTTAATCCTACAACCATTGGAATAGGATCTATGTTACCAACAGATAAAGTTCCTGAAACTCCAGATAGACTAATTATTTCTACAGCACCAGTTGTTATAGAACCAACACCTGCGGTTGATGAAACACCTGTTAATCCCATTACATCTGCTGGAGCTAAAGATCCAACACTAGATGTTATCGCTTGACCAGTTAATCCAACAATTTCTTGTATTGTTGTTACACTACCGACAGAAGAAGTGATACCTAATCCTTGAACTTGTTCAGGTATATCTAATTGACTTGGTACAGCAGATGTTATTGCTTGACCAGTTAATCCCATTACATCTGCTACTTGTAATGAGAATATACCCCAACCTTGACCTTGTCCCCATGAAGCATCATTCCAAGCATTTGCGGACACGTTTGATTGCATTGCATCAGGAGCTGTTATTTCTAAAGTTAATCCTGATTGACCCCAATTTTCGTCTCCCCAACCATCTTGTCCCCAACCGGCTGCTATTTGTGCTGAAACAGAAACAGATCCAATAGATAATGATGCAGATACTCCTGATACTTTTACTACAGGATCAAAACTTTCACCCCATGGTTCTTCACCCCATTCATCTCTACCCCAACCTTGTTGAGCAGATGCTATCGGTGTTCCAAGAGACGCTGTGATACTTAAACCTGTTAATTGAGTTACTTCATCATTAGCTTGACCCCATGATCCACCTGTATTCCAAGCGTCAACACCCCAACCTGATGTAAATGCTTCTGTTATTCCCCAAAGACCAGCACTCCAGTTTCCTGCTCCCCAAAAATCAGTAGTGGGTGTATTTGCTTGTCCACCCATTCCTGAGTGATATTGACAATAATAATATAAAGTTGGAGCAGAATCTGCTACTTCAATTTGTACATACGCTCCAGATTGCCCGGTTGTTCCGCTTGTGGTCACACCTGTGGTGTATTCACTACCACCAGAATGTGTGCCATTGCTTGTTGTTGAAAATTTAAAAGGGTGAGGACCCATGGAACTATCAGAGACATCAAATCTAAAAGTTCCTCCCTCAACTAATTCTAAGGTAGGTGTTTGAACTCCATCAATAAAATATTTATTGCCAGAGCCGGTAGATACTACCGTTACTGTGAAGGTTCTAGTAACGGACATCCGTCGTTACCCCCTTATGCTAATCTTATGATAGCGTTAGTAGCGTCTGCTGTTGGGAATTGAATTGTAAAAGTTCCGCTTGATACAGTTTTATCACCACCAAAAGCGATAACTGCGCATGCTTTATTAGACTGTGATGAGTTGTAAATTAACGCACCATTTGCTGTAAATGAAGCGTCTGTAAAACTAACATCTGAAAAATCACAAACAGCTGTTGTGCTATCTGTTGTTGGAGTTACACTTGTAAGTGTTGCACCACCAGAAGTATATGCAGTTCCTGATGAATTTGTAATTTCGTTTGATGATGAAAAAGCTGTTGTACCAGCACCTAAAGTTGCAGAACTTGTATATAAAGCTATTTTAAAAGTGTTTCCAGTTGTAGCTGTAAAGTTGTGTGTACCAACTAAAAGCTCTTGTTTAAAACTTGTACAAATTGCCGATGTTATTGCCATGTCCTATCTCCTATGGGTTTGCTGAGGTAATCGGTATTCTAACTGCTCCGTCTGTGTAGTCATCTCTTCGTCTTCTACCGACTTGCTCATTAGCAAACTTCTGTACCTCTTGTTTATATTTATTTTCGTATAAAGTCAACATATCTGTAGGGCCTTTTAAAAAACTATAAGCTTCTGATAGACAGCAATATAATAGACCATTTGGAAAGTTTAAACTAATATAATTAGTGCTATCACCCTCTAAAAGAGCTGGTGCAGCGTTAAAATGAACCCTAAATTTGTATGTGGTATCAGGCACGGGAGCAAACATCATTCTACCTGATGTAGTGTCTGACTCTCCTGTGGCCCCACCAAACATAGCGTAATACTTAGGTTGACCTCTCTTTGCAGACTCTGTTGATGAAATATACTCCTGTAGATAAGTAACATCTTTCTTTTCTAGCCAAACATTGGCACCAGTTACAGCTGATGTTGAATCATAAACTTGTATACCTCTAATAAACACTGCACCTGCTGGAGCATTGATAGATTCTTGACCAGTAACTAAATTACCTGTTTGTTGTTTTCTATCTGCATCTATTGGGATATCTCTAAAAATTCTATACTGTGCATTTAAAATAATATTTTCTAAAACAGAATCAGATAAAACATTTGAATCTGTTTCTGTATAACTTTTAATCTGTGTTTTTAATCCTGATGCACTTAATCCTGCCATTATGTACCTGCCATTATCTCTCTACAAATTGGACAACTTTTTTTATATCTATTATGTGTGCCACATTTTATTGGTTTACCATCGTTGTCCGTATACAATGGAATTTCTGGTTCTGGCACGTGTAACATTAACTCTTCATGTGGATCTATATCCTCTGGACATGAACATTGTTTAATGCCTAATAATTTACAAATAAAATTTTTAATTTTTTTAATCATGCGCTTAATGTAACTGGTCCTACTGAACAACCAGTCCCTCCTCCTTTTACTCCACCAATTGTAGCAGTATTTGTGTCAACTGTAAAAAAGAAAAAATTAGCAACAGCATAATCTGTGCTAACTCTTGCACCATCCCTGTATATACCTGTTGTTATTGCATATCCAGCCGCTTTAGCAATATTAGAGCCTGAAATACCATCAAAACTACCTGGATCATTGTATTGAAATGTTCCTCCACCGCTAGTAACTAAAGCTGATGGGCCTCTAAATCTATATGTTGTGCCGTTTGTTAAACCATGACCAGGTGCTGTTACGTTTATAATTCCTGAACCCGATGAAAGAGTTTCAAAAGGATTATCTGGTAAAGCATATGGAACAGCATTTTCTGTTCTATCACTTCTAACATTTCGTAATGCAATACCGTCTGCAGAAATTGGTTTTGGTTCTAACTGTGGTTGCTTTGGTTCAAATTCAGATACATGCACAAAAGATCCATTCCATTCTCTAACCATTTCTCTATATGGAAACTCTACACCAGATCTATCTGATATTGCTTTTGCATGTTTACCTGTTGCGTACTTTGCCATTATGTTCCTGGGTAATAAGCTTTAGGTGTAATATAAGTGCTAGAAGCAGAACCATCTTCCGCTAATGCTCTTGCTAATTCATCTTCGTAATATAACTTCATAGCTTGAACCATTTGTGGTTGATATTTTTGAGCTAAATAAAATGCTAATCCTGATACCATACAGGGCACAAATCTAAATGGAACATCTGTTGCATTTGTATAATCACCAACATCTTGTATTCTTTTTATGTAATAGAAATGCATATCTTTAGATGCATTTGTAGAGTCAGGTGTTGGATAAACATGCACTCTAACTTTATCAATAAATCTTTCCACCCAGTATTGATTAGGTGTTCCTTTAGATAATTTGTTTGAAAAACCTGCATAAGTAGATCTATCTACTTTTGTCATTGGACTATCTGATTGTGTTGTTTGAGTTCTATTGGACCTTAATTGTGCTTCAAGGACATCGGATATTCCATATACACCATTTGGTGTTGAAGTAGCACTCGTGCCATCACCGCTAGCTCTAAAAAAATCATACTCAGCTTGGCCCTCTATTAAATCTAAATCAAGTTCATCTATTTCCCAATAGTGAATACCTCTATTACCCCATTCTTGAAATAAGATATTAAGAGATCGTCTTGCAGATTTAAGTTGATAACCTGCTACAGAATTTAACCCTATACGTTCAAAAGCATCTTCTATTATCTCTTCAATAGAAAAAGTTTTATCAAACGTTGTTGTTCCAGAGGTAGTATTAGCCATTTACTATGCTCCTGTAATTGTCATGGTAACACTTCCGTCTGTGCCAGATGTTTGTGTTAAAGTTGCACAAAGTCCGTTTTCAAACAAAATACCAGAACCAGGTACGTAAACCTCTAATCCTTCTGTTT